ACATAATTTTGTCCTCCTTAAAATTTTTTGTATATCTCTCATTATAGAATATGATTTTTTTGCGAGCCTACATTATCTCACGATAATCAAATCTTGGGTTTGCAAAATATCCAACAGTCAGGCATGGTTTTCCGTTTCGTAACGTCGAGTCGAACTGAACATCCAGATAAGTATCAGGAGTCCATCCTACGTCATCACCGACTTCAACGTGAGTTGCATCTACTTCATCATAGAATTCATTCAGAGATATAAACATTTCTCCAGAAAGGAACCGATCTTTGATCCTGCTAACTGCCTGCAATACATCATTTCTTGTTGAGTAGAATACATTGCCGGTGAACAGATCGATACAAACTTCTTTTCCGTCGGGAACTCCTTCGAACTGAGATTCTGGAATCTCCTTTACCTGCTCGTCTCTAGCAGCTTTAGCAGCTTTAACATCGGTCTTTGGTGATACCTTGGCTACGTTTCTACGGTATCTGTCGTACGCGTTCGCTGTAAACTCATACATTGCTGTCATTGCAGTAAGTCTAGCTGTGCTGATCTTATACGATCCCACGAACGCTGAGATGCTCAATGCTCCTAAAATTACTGTAGGGACATAGCACTTCCAGCAAGACTTTACAATCTGCTTAGGTCCAAGTTCTTCAAATCTATAAGCCATATCGGATTTTGCTACAGACATTGGGAGTTCCTCGTATTCAATCTCTCCTCTTTCATACCTGTTCGCAATCTCGTCATCCATTTTGTCGATTGCTAATGGTGTAGCTTTGACCGCACTTATTACTGTAGCAGCCAGCCCCCCGATTCCAGCAATCATAAGAAGCATTGGAGCATTCTTATCGGCAACTACTGGTATTTTGTTTGCCTCTTTAATTAAGTTGTTTAAAAAGCTCATTTTGTTTTCTCCTTTCTTATATCATGCTTGACTGATACTCTAAATCTTTGAACCAGCCTTTGGCTTCTCGTTTTTCTTTCTTGGTTGCCATAAATAATCCGTGCGGTAAATCAAGATAACGAATATAATACCCATCTGAATTTTCAAACGGCACTAGCTGTATATCGATCCAAGTATCAACAGTATCATATTCATCAACATCAATCTTTGACCAGCCAACAATATTTCCAAAATTTGTAGCATGCAAATCAAGATCGTTTCTAAATTCGTTCAAAGTTACAGTCTGATTTGGATTCATCTGCAATTTCCTATTTAGTTTTAGTATAGCCGATTCAACAGTTGCTTTATCTGTATAGAACCCTTCGTCTGTCAGACTATCGATGAAAAATGTCAGCCCAGTTGTATCGATAAACTTTCCTTCCTGTTCAGAGATGGTTTTGTATAACGGTGTTTCACTAGCTCTGCTAGCTTTCCAGATGTCTTCTTCTTTTTCTTTACCTACCTCGTGTACTACTTCGTCTCTATATCTTTTAAAGTTCGCCTGTAAAAGACTCATAGCACCTGCTAATGCAGCGAGCTGTTTCTTATTTAAGAAGTTTGATCCAAAGATGCACCCTATTGTAGCAGCGCCAACTACAATAGACGGAGCATAAATCGGAGCTACAACCTTTACTTCTTCAACAAAAGTAAGCTCTCTATGCTTCTTTTTCTCGACCTCATCGATCTTAAGTGTCGCCTTTATCGATGCCTTATTAGTAAGTACATTAGATACGACTACACCTATAGCCGCACCTATAGACAAGATAGTAGGCATGTTTCTTTTAATAAAATATCCTACCTGTTCAGTGTTCATTTTGACTCCTTTCTAGAAAAGCTTAAAGGCCATGTTTCCATAGCCTTTAGCCGATCACTTAATGATTTTCACAATGTTTAATGTTGAAATCCACTAATGCTTTGAGGACCTCAGGGTTCTTTACATTCTCATTGATCATCAGGTTGTAACAGCAATTCATTCCCTGGTCGAATCCTTTATGGTACATCGATTCCATGCCATTTGCAATGCCATGTCCAATACGATTACCAATCAGATAACAACCAGCTAACCATGCTACTGCTTCAATCTGATCTTTATGATCGTGCACAAACTCCTTTACCCCGTTCAACTTCTGTTTAGTTTCTTCTTTCATTTTAATACTCCTTTCGTGTTAAACAATAAGTTCTCATTATAATACATGATTTTGTTGCGAAAGAAGAGAGGACCTGAATTAGTCCTCATCCTCTTTTGAGTCGGTTGACTCTATAGCTTTTACTCTTTCATCGACTGCTTTATCGATATGCATCTGTGTTAAACAGATTCCTAAGAATCCTGCTATCGCTGTGCATCCGATCTGTCCAATCTTTAACAAAGTTTCTTTGCTCATTTTATCACCTCCTATTATATACTATGATTTAGTTGCGAGACGGTTGAGTTCATTCATCATGATGTGTATGCCTTCAAGCCTACCTGTTAAACGTTCTGTTTCCTTAATAATTTTCAGTCCTTCTGCTGATTCTTCATCTGGTAATGATTCTGCTTCCTTGTTTAATTCTTTTGCTCGTACCAAGATTTTCTCTGCCTCTCTGTTAGCAAAGTCAATCATTACTAATAACTTATTGGTTTCTATGATTTTTTCTACTGTCATATTTAACTCCTTATAATTTACTTGTGATCATGTCTATCGCATACTATCATGACTATAAACGCGGTCAAACATGCTAATAAGAATGTATCCATAATAACTAACTCCTAATAAATATCAATGTGGTCTACTTCACTTTGCCATTGCGGGTAAGCGTATGCACAACTACCATGTTTCTTAACTTCCGATGATAAGCTTGACTCGTTTACTACGAATTCTACAATCGATCCATTTGCATTTTGACGTCTTGTTGGATCGGTATCTTTATCTGCTTTACAGTCAGCAAGTATACCTGTTATAGTTGTACCATTCTTAAGCACAACATCAATGTATTGTCCAACCTTAGTAGTATAATATGACCCTACGGCAATACACCATCGTCCGTCGTATGTCCAAATGCCAGATGAATCGAGTCGATATTTTGATTTCATTTCGTGCTGGTCCGTCTCTACACTCGTAATACAATCTGCATCCATGTATGAGAAGAATCCATTTTGATCCGGAACTGATTTTGTTTCGCCGATAGGATAGCTTACAACTGGTGTGTCGTTGTCTTCTACACTAACATCTGGTTCGAAGTGATACGGTGACATATAAGTATCTTCTAATTCAGCAGTTTTTCTCTGCAGCTCTTTTACGATTCGGTTAGTTTCTTCTTGCTGCTGTTTGTATTCATATTGCGCCCATACCAGAAGCGATACAAATATTATGATAAAGATTATGAATAATTTATTTTCCTTTTTCAATCCCTTCTCTCCTTTTAGCTTCATTGTATTCTATTGGAGTTGCAGACCAGCAATACTTGCAAATATCTTAATCATTTTGACTCCTTTCTAGAAAAGCTTAAAGGCCATGTTTCCATAGCCTCTAGCCTTAGCTTTTTGTTCTTAGATCTTTGTCTTTGGGAAGATCCCAGGAAATGCCTTACTGAGTATTGCGCCTCCGTTACCTTCAAAAACCATAACCCCGATGCTCAATCCAGTCCAAGCTGCCAGCGTCAAGCCAGACTTGATCATTTCTAACTTTGAGTTAGTTTTGGATAGTAGCAGTTCACGCTCTCTAATGTCAAGCTCCCGTTCTTTGTGGCTCATCTCTTTTTCAGATAAGCGTTCTTTACTAAGGATCTCTTTCGTTTTGAGATCGTACTCCTGTTTGAGTTTATCCTCTTCTAACTTCAATTTGTAGAAATCGACCAAGTTTCCGGCAATATCGTTTCGCTCGTCTCCGATTTTCTCATCAAAGAGTTTATTGTCCTCCTCGATAATTGTCTGTTCCAACACTTCTCTTAAGTCTGTAGTTCCTTCTTCTCTTGCCATTTTAAACTCCTTTCTAATTTACAACAAGTTCTCATTATAAGCCTTGTTTTATTTGCGTTTCTGGCATACGTCGCACTTCGAAGGTTACAGTATCTGACTCATACATTTCCTTGAGAGAATCTTTATCTTTAACCTCCAGGGCACAGTAATATGCGTTGTTGTCCTCCTCGTCCCTAGCCATTTTGATGATTCCAGGGCAAGTGGATTTCAGTGCTCTCTGGCCAACATGCACACCTACACAGTACGCAACAGTTACTAATATAATACACAGAATAATATTCATTTTGATCCCCTCCTTAAACAATTGTACAGACTGATCTTACATCCTATTGTGTCGCCGTCTTCGTTTGCTATAGTTTCGACATTTCTTCCATAAGGATTTCTTCGAACGACTTCATAGGCGAATCTTTCGTATGCCTTTTTGAATTCTTCTGAAGAAAATTTTGTCCCCTGCATAAATCGCTTCCCATAAATATCGGATTTATAGTAATATTTACTATGTTCTTCACATTTTTTCACCGCCATTTTAAATGCACATATTCTGTAATGCTGGTACCATTTGTAACATACATAAAAGCTTACGCGCCCCGGCTCAATAATAATTGTAGATATCGGCCATCCAATATTGTCGATCACTTTTTTACAATTTCTGGTGCCTTTCCTACAGCAGCTACGCTTATACATGTCTTAAACATTATGATTCCTCCTTCATAGCTTTGAATAACTGATTAAAGCTGTCATCATTAAACTCAATTGCATGGCGAATATCTTTTGAGATGTTCCTGGTATCTACTGGAGTGTCCTTCGGCAACTTCCCAGCAATCAGCGGACTCTTGCCAATCGTCTTCATTACAGAATACAGTTCGATGTATTTTGACATCTTTACAGCTTTGAATCCAGATAAGTCGACAATGCCAGATGCAACATGAATATCAAATATATTACTATCCAGATACACCATTTTCTTGTCGATATCCTTTGCCGAGAATGGAATAATCATGCTCTGATTATTGTCCCGATATAAGAATACAGCAGACAACATGCCTCCACAGTTCGGAACTAACCGAATAGAATTACACTCTGATGCCACCTTACTCTCGTAGAAATTACCATCCAGTCCTGCAAAATCCTCAAGATACTTTACTACCATTTTTAAATCCTCCTTTAATTAAAAAATATAAAAGGAGAAGCCCGTGAAGGCCCCTCCTATTTTTTGTGATGCTTTTTCCAAATGTGTCTGATAATAGCATAAATTATTAAACCAGCTACTATAACATCTCCGAAAGACAGCAGTAATGAAATACCTCCTGCTAAAAGCAGTAATACTCCAACTACTATCACTCCTAATAAAATAGCTCCTAAAATCAATAATGTAATCATCATACATTCCTCCTTTCATCTCATTATAGCACATGAGATTTATGCGAGGCGCTCGAGTTCTTCCATGACAAGGTTAATACCTTCAACTTTACCGGCTAAGTGTTCAGTCTCGACAAGAATTTTTAATCCTTCTTCCGAACTCTTATCTGGCAATGCTGCCATTTTTACATTCAATTCTTTTGCTCGATTCAATGCTTTCTCCATTTCCATGTTTACGAAATCATACAACAGGACTGTCTTGTCACGTTCAATAATGTCTTTTACTTTCCTTTTGACTCCTTTCTGCGAAAAGCTTAAAGGCCATGTTTCCATAGCCCTTATGCTTTAATCCTCCTTATCATTTTTCTTAGTTTTCTTCTTGAATGGAAGTTTAATAATTCCTAACCACATGAGTTCTCCAACTGTGATCACCATCGAAATCAATGATCCGATAAGTGTCATTTTGAACCATCCTCCGTAAGTAATTGGTTTACTAAATAATCCTTTCATTATAATTACCTCCTTATGATAATAGTTTATTTCTCATTATAATATATGAGATTTTTGCGAGAAAAAGAAAGAGCCAATGTTTCCATTAGCCCATCCTAGTTAAAATAGCAAAGCTCCTAATCCAAGCCCAATTCCTACCAGTGCAATTACCGGTCCCAGAATTGCCAATGTAATAAATACCTTTACTATGTTTGCTAAGAATTCTTTCATTTTAGCTCCTCCTTTCTTCCTATTATAGGAGAAGAATTTCTTGCGAAAAGGAAACGGGCTTTGAATCGCCCGCGTCCCTAGACCTATTTAGTTTTCTTCTTTGATTTTCTAGAATCATACCACATCTGCAGTTGGCCATACTCCCATACGCATGCGCCATATCCAACTATGCTAAGTGCTAATCCGATATAGAGACCTACATTGTAGATCATCCAGAATCCGATTATCATTAGTAATGTTGGTGCACATACAAAGCTCAAAGCTGCCAACAGTGCAAATGCTCGTTCAATCTTTCTTTTCATATTAGTTACCTCCTAAATATAATCTTCATTATAACCCATGAATATATCGCGAAAAGAAAGAGGCCTTGATTAAGCCTCAATCTCGCTTTCGTTCATTTCATTTACAATTCTGTCATATGCTCTTAAACCAGTGTCCTTGTCGCATGTTCTTTTTAGTACCTCGTCAGTTCTTCTATCAACCACCAAGTATCTTTCATTTTCATCCTGAACAAGTGCAATAGTTCCGTTACTTTTTACAAAATTATACATATAAATCACTCCTTTCATTATATGAATAGAAAATATTGCGAAAAGAAGAGAGGACCTGAATTAGTCCTCATCCTCGTCATCATAACTAAACCCTATTGCTACTAAATATGCAATAATTCCGCATCCAAATGATGCTATTGGATTCATGATTCCTGTCATAGTCAATACTGCAATTACAAGTACTGCTACTGAGAATATCATAATTACCCATCTTCCATCTTTGAATGTATTTAATAATTTTTTCATATCTGTGTACCTCCATAATTTTGTTTAGTATAGTTCTCATTATACTAAAAGAATTAAATGCGAGGCAAAAGAAAGAGGCCTTGATAGCCTCAATCATCGTAGTGATATACCCATCTATAAACTCTAATGAGTAATGCTATTGGGAATAACACAATTCTTATGGGTGTATATACGAATTTATTTATCCTGTTCCGTTTCCGGACCCAATCCTTATATTCATCCGATTTCATCCATTCCGAATATGTTTGTGCCATAATAGTTACCTCCTTAAATATAATCTTCATTATAATCTATGAAAATTTAGCGAAAAAGAAACACCCCATGAATATCCAGCGATAATGTAACGTCCCTAGGCAATCGCATGGAAAGTCTAGAGACGTTATATGTACACTACTGCTTTTTTGCCGAAGCAGTTTTGCGTTTGTTATGCTGGCTAGTGCTAATACCGAGCAGGGCACCAAGAAAAGTATCTACTGCAGTAATAGTTCCTACGACCTGGTCTCCATACGGAAGACCCCAGATGGTAGCAAGTGTAAAATACAGAGTACCAATCGCTGGTAAGGCAATCAATGCAATCCATTTAAGAATATCATACTGTTTATTTGTTAACTTCATTTTGACTTTCTCCTTCCGATATTGGTGGTACGGTAAATATTTTGAGTCGGTTGACTCCCTCCATAACCCTCTTTGCTGAGCCATTTCCGCCTAGTGCTTTGTACGGTTCGTAAAGATAGTCGCTCAGATTCTCATATTCATCTTTGGTGATCCATCCGCGTTCGATGTATGTCATTCCTAACGCTACAATGCGGTCATGGGCCAGTCCAATGAGCATCTGACTTTGTAACGATTTTTTGTCATCTTTTTTCTGGAGCCAAGCCCAGAATCCCGAGGATGCAATAACCGAGCACAACACAGTAATAATTATCGATACGATGCTTTCCATAATTTCCTCCTTATGCGATTACTCTATCAAGTTCATAAGGAATAAACATCCATGCGTCATTACCTAATACAGAATAAGCTATTGAAAATATCTTAGTTCCATAATCGGCTATAAAGTTGCAGACCCATTCTTCAGCCCATATCCAATATTCTGGCTTTACAACCTTATGAATATCGTCTAGCAAACTGTAACTAACAAGAGCACAATGACCTAGCTCATGGATAAGAACCTTCATAAGGAGTGCACCAGATAAGCTCCTCGACATGAATATAGTTGCAAGGTTTGGGTCTGTGGTGGCTAATGTCATTTTTCCAGTCCTATCCATAAGCATTTTGTCATTTGGGTTTACGAACTTTATCCTCCATAAATATCCATTCATTGAGAATCTGTCCATAATCGCAGTTCTCTTTAGATACTCATGCTGTCTACTAATGTAGAAAGTTCGGTTTTCATTCTGCGTTTCAATTCAGGGCTGGCTTCACTCCAAATGTCACGCATAGAGATAATGGCCTTCTCGACATGTTCTTCTCCATGCTGTTCCATTCTCTCTTTATCTTCTGATGATCCAGTTTTTGTATAATGTTTTCTTGCATCAGACCAAGAATCATATGCAGCCCCATAAGTGCTGACTGGTTTATTCATCATTTTTGGATCATTTTGATCAATGTAACCGTAACGAAGTTTCATCTGATCTGCAAACTCTGTTGGATCTCCAGTGAGATACTGCTGCATAATGTAGTCTTCACCTTCTAAATATGGCATATATCCATATCTGGTTCCATGCCCAGTTGAAGCATATCTACCACTAGAAGCATAACGATTTGGGTTGTAACCGTAAGATCCATCGCCCATAGCCTCTACAATCGACTTATAATATTTCGACTGCATGCAGTAGTTCTCAGCTTCATAAATATCTTTGATCATATCGATAACTTCGCCCATTTCATGAGCATCTACGCACTCAATTCCATGAGAAAGCTGTTCTTTGACCGAATCTACAAGAGTTGCCTTAATAGAACAGAGATCTTTCATCTTTTCCATTTTGACGACACCTCCTTAGGCAAGCCTACGAACAATAAAAGCGCTGTTAGCAGCGACAGTTACAATCCTTCCTCTGATTGGAATAATTGGTTGTTGGTTCGCCATTGCATTTGACAGATTAGGCTGTCCTACGCCCCGGTTGTTCATAACTTGGGGATTATGATTTAACCTTGGTCCTCCATTCCAATTTGGTTGGTCTACAGGACCCATAGGCTGTCGCATTCCCTGGGTATTGATATTTGGTGTATAATCCATAGCAAAACAGCTCCTTTCTTATTTTGATTGAAATGTTCTTATCCCTAGACACAAACGAGTAAAAGTCTAGAGGTATTATTAAATTTTCTTTTAACGTCACTTGGATGTTCAAGAATTACTGCAATGGAACCACCTCCCTAAACCATTTTGATTTATGTCAAAGACTCGCTGGTAGCCTCTGATTCGGATGTAACAATTGGATCGTTCTTGTAGGCTCTGATGGTGACATCATTAGATAACCCATCATGGATCTCAATAACGTTATCCAGTTTGAACCCATCGAATGTAGTGACATTTCCATTGTCGTCTGTGATCTCCATATGAGAGATATTGTCGGCATTGCGGGCCGTAGAAGCGATTCTGTCAAACACTGCTGGTGATTCATATGTTGAAGTAATGTTCAGATAAGTTCTACCTGATTGATTCTGAGCATACTCTCTTGTAAATTTGCGAATATCAACTGTCGTTCCATTTCCGAATTTAAGTTTCATTTTGATCCTCCTTACTTAATTCTTTAAGCATATTAAGTTCTTCCTCTCCGATAATAGGAATGGCCCATTCGTCCGGGCAGTATATTTTGAACCTCTGTTTCCAATGTTTCTTACGATACCACTTATTCCAGAAGTATGCATTTGCAAGAGATCGAGTCTTGTGCATATCGCAAATATAAGTACAACGAGAATCTGGAGTTCCATTTTCTTGGTAGTTGTACGCAGAGCACCAACTGCAACCCTCGGCTATAGGGCAATAGAAGCATTCGTCACTAGACTCTGTTCTTCTGTTGATCTTATTCAGACATTCAACGCCTTGCTTGTCGCATGTTCTCTGTGCAATCCCGAAATTTACGTGGCCAATTCTAAGCGGTTCTCGAGATGTTCCTAGACTGCTCTCCATATATCTTATACATGGATAAAGCCATCCGTCTGGGTCCATCGCCAGCATGAATCCAGTTCCTCCACACCAGTTTTCGACATCCGTTTCTTCCTTTGGTTTGAAGAAGTCATTCTCGAATAATGCCATGAAATGGTCGTCGGCTAAGTCATTTTCAAGCCAATAATCGGCTAACATTTTGAGCTGCTCATAATAGATTTTTGCATGCTCCAATGTCCATCCCTTTTCATAAACGACGTTCGCATTGATATCTTTGTATCCAAGTTCTACCATATGTTTAATCGCCGAGAATAGATGCTGCACATTACCTGGTGCTATGGTGATCTTAGAGCCCATATAGTATCCTCTTGATATCCAATCACGAGCTCCAGCTACTGCCACATCATAAGACCCAGTACCATCTGGAAAGACTCTACAAGCATCATGCAGAGCCTTATTTCCATCGATGGTAATTGAGAAAGAGAGATTATGCCGCCATTTGTTCAGGAACTTCTGAACCTTAGGCTCAAAATATAATACACCATTTGAGCAAATCGAAATACAGAATTTTGTTGCCCATGGATGCATCAACTCGATAGCTTTATCATAGAAATACGTGCAAATCTGATCAATAAGATCCACACATAAGAAAGGCTCTCCGCCAATAAACTCAATGATAATACCAGGTGATGTAGAGGCGTCGATGTAGTCTCCAAGACGTTCATCTCCAGTAAGAAGCATATCAATAAGTTTCTTTGCATCTTCGAACTTCATTTTTCTCTTGCCTTTGTTTATCTGGTAACAGTAGGTACAGCACAAGTTACACTCGTCTGTTACTTGAAAGGTCACGGTACGAGATAAAGTTCTTCTGTCAGATGCATTATTTGTAATAATTGTCTCAGGATACAACCTTCCGATCATATCCTGAAACTGTTCGAACTTCTTCATAGGCTTAGCCCTCTAATACGGTAATGTGTACGAGGTGCTCTGAAAAGTCTGTTACTGCCCATCTGAATTTAACATCTTTTCCTTCATGCTCCAGAACACGAGGCTGTAAAGACTTTTCTAACTCAGCTTTAGCAATGTCGTAGGAACACTCAGCCTCTTCAAGCAGTTTGTGGTAATGCTTAAATGGTACTGAGTCCAGCACTGAAGCATCCGTATCATCTTTCGCCGACTCAAGCATATGAGCTACAACGTCTTTTCTAGTCATAACCTCGTATGCAAGTCTCTGTAAATAGTCAGCTGTTTCCTTGTTAAGTTCTAATGTAAAGTTTTTCATATTGGTTAACTCCTTTTCTTTTAATTCGTTTTATATTTCTGTTATTTCGAATAGCACTTCGATATAGGATCTACTATCCTGAGACTACAGCTCCAAATGCTTGAGCTTGACAGGTACCAGTGCACGTTGCTGAACATGTGGTAGCGCATGCGTTTTTACACTGACCGCTACACCCATTACTACACCCATCACAATTTCCAGTACATGAACCGTAACATCCAGAACCACATCCTGAACATCCACTACAGCCTCCTGAACATCCACTACAACCTTGACATCCAGTTGTACAGGACGATTCACAACTGCCCGAACACCCACTACAACCACTACATGATAAACTACAGCTTCCAGAGCATGCGCCATCGCATGAGGAACAAGTTGATCCGCAACCGCTACAACCGCTACAACCGCCACATGATGAACATGATGAGCATGAGCTAGCACACCCAGTGCAACTATAGCATGTTGCGCATGACGAACCTTTACCACTTGCTGAACATGAACTAGAACAAGATCCTCCACATCCAGCGCACCCAGAACAACTCTGGCATGATCCACTGCACCCATTGCATCCACTGCACCCATTGCTACATCCGTCACAGCTACCAGTACATCCACTACATCCAGTTGCACATGTGCCAGAGCATGAGGAACATTCACTACACCCACCACCGCAATTACCACTACATCCGCCGCATCCGCTTGATCCACTTCCTCCAGATCCTCCAGATCCAGTACATCCACCAGAGCAGCTACTACAGCCGCTACATGTATTACCGCACGTCCCTACACATAGTCCAGAGCATGCTCCACGACATGAAGAGGTAGCCCCATCGATTGGCTCTTTAGACAATGAGTCAGTGTAAGATAGTAACTCGTTGTTGAACGATGACGGAATCTTAGATCCTGTCTTAAGATCGGCAGTATTCAAATTGCCATGGTCCTTAATGTTCAACAAAGGCTCGATTACTTTTTTGCCTTGATCCGCTGTGACTTTGGTTCCAGATGTAGGAGTTGTTGAGAAGTCATATGACGCAGATGCGAACCCAGTCATAGAACCATTGTATGCTCTACGCTGCATTTCCGTTTTTACCTTGGCTTTTAGAGAGTTTACCTCTGCCGCGGTAAGAAAATTAGGCATTATCTTCAACCTCCTTTTCAAAAGATTTATATGATTTTTCCTCCAGGGGATTTTTTACATTTCGTTTTTCGTTATCTTTTGCAAAATGATCGAATCCCGATAAATACATTATATATTACCCCCCCATTTTGAATTATCCCCACGTAGCTGCCAATGGCACCCAAGCAGATCCATTGTAAAATCTAGCTACACCTGAATTGTCAATCCATAGAAGCTTTGTATTAGATGGGGCTGAAGCGCCGTAAGAAGTTCCACCAGACGATAGCTCGGTTACAGTTCCATCTTCAGCAACATGCTTCATAGCATTTCCATTACCAGAGTCAATCCATAAAGTGCTCCTTTTGGCGTTTGGCTTTGAATCTGATTTAACAACGTCAGAACCATATATATCTAAAGCTCTAGTTGGAGTCCATTTACTTCCGGTCCAATATTGTATGAGACTTCCACTAGATGGGTCAATCCATAAATCTCCAACTTTAGGATTAGCAGGAGCGTTTACCCCATAGCTAACGCCTCCAGACTCTGCTGATTTCTTGATTGACTCTAACAGATATTTACCATTTGGAGCATCTGCGTGGAATGATTGAACATTACCTGGCGAGATAATGTGAGTAACTCCATCGAATGTTTTTAGATCGAAATTAGGAAACTCTGTATCTTTGGTGATCTTCGTAGTAGAGGATTGGTATGGAGTTACGCTTGTAGCCGTTTCTCCTTCTTCTATTTGAACCTGGATTTGGCAGTCAGTTACGGTTGTTCCCGATGTAATATAAATGCCTAGTTGATCATTAGCCCCATCTATTCTTGTAAACGTAAAGGTTGTCGATTTTGTACCATTTGTTAAAGTACGTATAGCAGCTATATCTGTGTTTTTATTATCTTTATCATTTGCTAAGTATACAGATGCGCTACCATTTTCTACGTTTAGAGTCATGGTATATTTATTGCCAACTGTAAGACAAGGAATTAAAGCATATGCATACAGTGCATAATGCGCGGTATTAGATGCTGTCCCAGAAGCATGTATTACTCCTTTTGAATCTACAGTAAACGTTATTCCATTTGTAGTATACGAAGAACCTCTATAATATGGATACGGAATTAAATTCTTTCCGATCGTCTTAATATCATATCCAGAATATGGAACGAAATCGTCTATTGTAGCTTCTAGATCAGTTGTAACCATTGGTTTAAATGTAAGATTTGTCACTGTTGTTCCCTTATTAATATATAGCCGATAATTTAAATAAGGATAAGCATCATTTATAATTACCCCATTTCCAATATCAGATGCTACAGCTTTCAATTCCGAATTTAATTCGGAACTATTATAATAACAAACGTCAATTCGGTAAGTGTCTTGGCTTCCATTTATAGGACAACCTAGCATCTTACATCCCCCAACAGTATTTTCAAATGGGACCGATTGCGAGCTATTACCTTGTAAATAAAACACATAGTTTTCACGTGCAGTGCCATTCAGTTTCAGCGTGCCATCATTGATTTTAGTCATTTTTATCCCATAACCACTATACGCTGCTAATGGTGGTTTTAATAAATTCCTCATAGCATTACCTATCATTAACGGGGCTTCGACAGTACCAAGAAGATCTTTTTTCGTCGACTCGATAAGAGAAACTTTCTCTTTACCTAGTTTTTCTGTCTCTAACGTAAGTTTAGCACCTAAGTCCCCCTCGAGTTTGTTTTTCATATTCTCAAACCACTTATCGAACTCAGCCTGTGATGCCTTTTCCCACTGCTGGAATGTTGACCAGTTAGCATCATAAGCGGCTTTAATGGTAGCAAACCACTGGTCATAGCCGTTTTTAATGCTGTCATACCATTCCTGATAGTCCGATTTTGAAGTTGCTTCCCAATCAGTAATCTCTTTCTTAGCGGCAGCAAGCCAAGCCTGATAATTCTGTTTCTCGCCATTCATCCAGGTATTGAAATTTGCGGTATTCTCCTCTACAAACCGGTTCAAGATATCCTTCCACTGAGGAATAAGCTGTTCAATACTAATTACCTCAAGGATACCTGTGACAAATGGACACACGCTCGTCCCTACACAGTTCTCAATGTCTGCCTGCCTAATGGACGTAACCTCTTTGCCAACCTTAACGTAAGCCAACGGATACTGATGAACTTCCTTAGCATTTGTCAATGCTGGTTTGGTAGGTGCAGAAGATGGCGTTCCCTTGATTAACTTAATACTGTTTGCTCTTACGGCCTCAACAGAGTTGATCTCCAGAACAATTGCGTCAATTCGGTCCATAAGAATCTCTGATGGTGGAATCGTCACTGGGTAAAGCGCATCGTTGTAACTCCAAGTATGATTGAACCATGCTCGGCCAGTTCCAACTGTTACGTTCATCTGGTTGCTCTGCTTAACGACCATACAGTCGCCAATAGATGCAAATATTCCATCTCGAATTAAGCCATCAAATAATCTTGAAATGTCTGTAGCATCATATAATCTATCATGATCTACGGAATTAAAAAATCCAGATGCAAAACTCATATTTTTCCTCCTTTATCTTATTCTTTAAGAGCCGACTGGTATTCTGTTATCATCGGCACTTACAAAGTCTGTAAAAGTAGGGTATGAAGTTTCCCCACTAGAATCTTGGGACATAATAAATTCCGACACGGTCGACGTCCCTTTAATACCATAGTCGTTTTCTATCTGTACTATATCCCCCATTTTGAAATCTCTTCCATACACAAACATAGTATGAGGATCAACGTCCCCATCCATAGATATTGTATGTGGTTTCTCAGCTAGAGCCTCTTTGCCCTTCTGAGCAACTACTTTTAATCGTTCGGCGTCGCTCATCTTATGGTCCTCATCCTCAGATGTTATAGATCCCGCGTCAACATATATCTCACATCTATGCATTCCGCTTAATTGTTCCTGGGATTCTCCCTCCCTAGTTACCTCTTTAGTAATCTTTAACGGATTCCCTGATAACGTCTGTGTATCCCCATCCTCTCCAACAGTTAATGCAACATTCGCGTAATCTTCTTTACTGTCAAGATAAGATGTGTTATTTAAGTTTTCAAATGACGGACTGAATACAACATATGGAGTTAATTGCTGTGCATAAGATCTATCAATACCTTTGTACAGCTCAAACTCAAATTGTTTATTTTCATTTAGTGTAATTTTAAACCCAATTTGCTTCTCGACACAAAGTGAGTTTATTGCCTCGTATAAGTTTTCATGCTGCTCATACTTAGCGTCGATTGTTAGAGCGGTTATTCTACTGTCTGTACTCTTCTTGAATACAAAGTTAGAAATCTTTCTTTCTGATTTTGACGGCGATATGATAGCGTCATTTATTAGCTTCTGTATGCCATCTTGGAAATTGCCACTCAGGGTAGTATTGTCCCAGATTATTCTGCGCTTTAATAAGCTCTCAAGGGAATAACCTATTACTTTAATTGTAGGTCCTTCTGTGGCATTTGTTTCTAGAAGCATTCCCTGAATAATCATCATGTGAACTGAACTATCATTTTGAAGATAGTAATCGTTGACTAGATAAGGGAATACCCCATCCATATCCAAAGTGAGGTATAGTTCAAAGTCCCCATTTTCTTGATATCTATCAGTCCAAATGAAGGACTTGAACCTGTCAATGATGGCTACTTTTTCAAACCGTGAGTTTAATATTGTAGCTTCCATTATTTACCTCCTTAAATTATACTCCTTCATAGATTGTATCATTTTCAATCTTGAACTGAATACTCATTGCGCCTTCTGCAGCATTGTAAATGAAGATGTTATCTCCTTTTGACAGCTGAAACCAACTAGATCCTTTGCCTAGACAGTTTAGAATGTTTGTTGTCAGTCCAGCTCTCAATAATGTAACTGACTTTTCTCCTCGCTTAGTGTTAATGATAATATCATCTCCAGCACCATATGCTTGTCCAGTTAAGGTCTGTATAAAGTCAGTATTTATCCTCATAACTTCACGAGTTCTAGCATTATAGATTACGATATCTTTTACCGTATCTAATGCATGAATCGTTATTATTATGCCAACCGAAGCATCTCCTTTGTACGTTACTATATTCTCGTACATATGCACAATATCGCCGAAGTTTATGAGCTTTTCAGTTAACGAGTTGTTTTCAAATGGAAATTCAAATTTAGGATTGACGCCACTAAATAATGTAAGCGTCTTTCCATTAGTTGCATAAAAGTATGGATCTGGACAAATTACGGAAATCTGAGTTGCTTCGTGTTCCTGGAATATTGCAGGTTCATTTGACTCGACGTAACCGAAAGCGTCAAGAGATCTCTGATCCGTTACAAATGTCAACGTGACGTATCTCTTGATAGGGAAATACTTATATGTAGTATGCCTAATAGTTTCGATGTCCGTTCCGAATCTAAAGTCCAGATCCATAACAATGTTTCTAGTTTCAAGCTTAGCACTATTGTATAATGCTCCGTCGCCGGTCGCTATCTCACTAGTATTGATCGTGGCCTTTACAGGCCCTAATCCGTCGATGTTTGTTATAGCTAGACCCGAAACCTCAGGCCTAGCTAATTCCATTTCTAGGGATTCCCCTAAATAATTAGTAACAATTACTTTCTTTATCATTTAAGAGCCCCCTTTAACTGACTAAACTGATTCTTTGTCTGTCGATATATCTCTGTATTAGATAATGCAACAGGGGAATTGTTTGTCTGATTGAATGTGTAGTTATTAGTTACATTGGTACTAGATCCTTTTAGAGCGCGACCAGTTTTACCCCTTCCGCCGTTCTGCAATGCCGCTAAGGCTTTGCTAAGACCGCTACCTTTGCCAAACACACTTCCGGCTATTCCACTAGCTATAGAAGCTGCCAAACCAGCGCTAGTTCCAGCTGCAGAAGATCCTGTTGCTGTTGCCACTGTACCGGATACTATACTTGAAAGATTTGACGTATTTACATTAGCAGATAACGTAGGCATTCTTATCTTCGATAATACAGCGTTTACGGCATCTACTAAAGCTTGAGCAGCACTTACAGCTGAAGGTATTGCACCTTTTATTCCGTTAGCGAATGAATTACCGAGTGAAGTTCCTTTTGATCCGGCTTTTCCACTGCCTTTTCCAAATTCAGACAACGCTTTATTGACTACAGCTTTACAAGAGGCTTCTACAGTTGACAATACTGATGAAGATGAGAGTCCGATAGCAAAGCGCGTACCCATAGATTCTCCAGCAGATTTAAAAGCTTTCTTGAAGTTTGTCTCTACGTAATTCGTGAAAGTAGAGCAAGCGTTCTTAGCAGATTTCTTTGCTGACTTTGCAACGCTGTCTGCAGTAGAGTCAATTCCAGCTTTAAATTGTCCTCCAGCTTTCTTGCCAGAAGACTTAAATGACGTATTTGTGTTAAGTGCTTCGCCAAATGACTTAGCAACTGCATTAACTGTCTTTGTCGCTGCAGACCCTTTTAGATTTCTAGATGATCCTTTCTTAGAAGAGGTGGCTTTACCGGTAGCGGCATCAATCATTCCTTGATACATAGAATTAACAGCTCCTAAACCTGCTTCTTTGTATGAGTCTGATACTTCTTTAGAAACTTCTTCGTTCATAGACAGTGTGTCTTTGTAATACTGATTTATCTGTTTCTTTTCTTCAGGCGTCATTTGAAAATACGCGTCAACAATATCTGCGCCATCTAATCCTTTGTTGATTAACTCTTGAAGTAATCTAGGATCTAGATCTTTCGATAGCACTACAATTTCGTCTCGCCATTTCTTAACAGATTCCATATTATCTTTTGCCTGCTGTAATATCTGATCTTTAGTCATTTGCATCTTCTCTTTGAATACTGCATTTGTTCGTTCAATCTGATCAGCCGTAGCAAGTCTGAATCCTTCGATATATGGTATTGCTTGTGTTCCTAGACTTTTAAGATAGTCAAGGAGCCCATCGGCGAAATTCATCTTTCGTAGTTCCTCGATACCTTCGATAACTCTCTTTTCAGCATTAACCTGAGACCACATACGGTCTATGATGGTATCATTGCCAAGATCATTAACGACTTCTTCATATCTGGTAAAGTAATCCGTAGAACTTGAAATATCAAAGTTTGCGAATGATGTAAAACTGTCAAGGCTGCTCTTTACAGATTCTGCCATAGACTTAGCAGTATCTTCGATTTTCTTCTTCGCATCATCCCAATCATTATTAATTTTCTTGAGATTCTTCTCCATTTCTTTGGCTGCTTCTGAAACAGCATTAGGGATTTCTTTTACGTCCTTCTTAACCTCTTTCGCAGTTTTCTTTACATTCTTCTTAGCCTTCTTCTTAGCTGCCTCTTTTTCCTTCTTTAAAGCAAACGACTTAATAATATCATTAGCTCCAGACTTTTGAAGTTTAAGATTCTTAACGTATACATTGTTGATTTCTTTACGCTCTTCGTCTGAAAACGTTAGCATCTCTAATACTTTACTAAGATTTCCAGGTCCTTCATCAACCAATTCCTGAACAAGGCGAATATCCCAACCTTGGTTGAGCATCTTCTTTATGGAATTCTTCCATTTAACAGCATCTTGATAGGTTTTCTTATAAGAAGCAATAATGTCTTCTTTGCTTTGTTTACTGGCTTCTGCATAAGCTGTATTCGCTCTATCGATTTCTTCTTTCGAAGCATTAGCGAATAGCTTAATGTACGCATAACCAGACTCACCCATACCTTTAAGAGTGTCGATAAGTCCCTTGCTAAGGCCCTTCTTTGCCGCCTGCGCAAGATTATCTTTCATTTCCTGATAACCTTCAACCTGACTTTCCATGTTCTTAAGAACAGTACTCATTTCGTCGTCCATAGAATCAGAGAACTCTGAGAATATATTTCTAGAGTTATCGAATGCAATATTCGTAAACTTAGTATATTCTTTTATTGAATTAATGATGTTGTTTCTATATTCTTTGAACGTTGAGTTAATGTTAGATTGTATGCTTTTCTGATCTTCTTTCAGCTGTTTTACAGCATTTTTGATTGCTGTGTTATTTTCCTTAATGGCTGAATTAAGATTCTTTTTATTAAGCTTCTTACCTGATGCGCTAAGGCCCTTCTTCAAACGATCCTGTGTTTTAAGAAGCTTCTTCAAAGCTGCTTCGTGCTGTTTAACGGACTTTGTATCTTCTTTATACTGATCTGATTCCTTATACAGGGCAATAGCAAAATTCTTGATAGTTTTTTCGGCAGTTTTAGTAGCTTTACTAAGTGTCTTAAGCTTAGGTGTTGTCTTAAGCAGCTCTTTTCCTAAACTCTTAGAAATTTTAGTAATCGTCTCATACGGAGTTTTATTGAATGAGCTTACAGCCTTATCGAAAGTCTTTCCAAACTGATAAGCGACCTTAATGATTTTGGTCATCTTTATCTTTGCTTTCTTACTGTGCTTTTTAGACTTACTTGCGATCTTCTTAGAAGTTGCATCGTATGCGCTAGTTACGCCAGCTCCAGTTTTGTTAGCATTTTTGATAATATCTTTTGTCGTTTTATCCATTTGATCAGAGAATGTACTGTTACCGGAATTAAGAATACCATTTACAGTGTTCATGATCTTGTCGACATCAGAATTTCCAACTGATTTATTAATCGCTTTCTTTATCCCCTTAACGTATCCGCTAACTGCTTTTTCTGCTTTCTTAGCGCCATCCTTTATACCTTTTCCTGCGCCTAGCAAAGCCCCTCTTCCAGCGTCGATACCTGCAAGTTCAATGTCTCCAGCTGTTGATTTAACACCTTTAACAAAACCTTCTCCAGCATAAACACCAACTTTATTGGTTTTCTTGGAAGGGGAATGCTCGTCAAGAGATTTCTTGCTCTTCATGCCCTTAAGTAATTGATTTCCTAAGGAAACGCCAGTAGAGTATACATCCGAACTCTTGTTCTTCGCCCCGCTCATAAATCCTATAGCCGCGTTAGCTCCAGCTGTACTAAAATCTTTAGAATTAGATCTCATGCCGCTAGCAAGATTCTTAGCTAATGACGAACCTGCATCTTTGAATTTTGAATTGTAATCCTTGAATGTGCTATTAGCGGTACTAAGAGCGCTATTTACCACTGAATTAAATCCATCGGTAGTATCTGTATCCGATTTAAATGCATCAGTGACATATTTCAAGAACTTCTTAGCTACGCTTGATGACGGAGACTTCATATCTTCGCTGTTATTTTTCATTCCAGTGGAAATCCACCCAACAACCTTAGAGCCAACCTTTTCAAAGTCCCCCGATTTTGATTCAAATCCATTCTGTACGGATTTTAGAGAAGTCTTACCCAAAGCCTTAAATGCTTTGTTCATATCCTTGACTTTCTTGTCCAGTCCACCCTTAACACCGTTCAGAGAATTGATGAAATCGGACAATTGCTTAGCGATAGTTCCTGCGTTAGATGTATCAGCTCCTTTTATTGTAGTTGAAAAGCTGACAAAACTCTCACCAAATGATACAAGGTTCTTTCCGAACTTCTTTAAGCTCTCCTTGTTTCCACCAAAGAGTATGCTTTTAGCAGATGTCGCTTCTGGAAGGTCATCGTTCAACTTCGCAACAGATGTAGCAGCAGCCGATGTAGCTGTTATAGTTGAGGTATCGATTCCGGATACTGTTTTAGAGTATTTAGCAAATGATTTACCAAATGAGACCATACTCTTACCGAAAGTCCCTAAGTCCTGAGAACCTCCGACAAACCATTCTTTCATGCCATCCAAACTCGGTATTGTTCCAGCTAATTTTGTAATTGTCATTGCTGCTGATGACGTTGCCTTTATCGATTCAGTATCAACTTTAGATACAGTGTCAGAGTATTTAGCAAATGATTTACCAAATGAGACCATACTCTTACCGAAAGTTCCCAAATCTTCAGAGCCACCAACAAACCATTCTTTCATGCCGTCCAAACTAGGAATGGAGTTGGCAAATTCTGTTATTGTCATTGCGGCCGCAGATGTTGCTTTTACGGTTTCTGTATTAACGCCGGCCACTAGACTAGAATAAGTAGCAAATGCTGCTCCAAACGGTATAAGAGATAAACCGAATAAAGTTAAACTTTTAGATCCTGTTAATAGCTGTTTTAATCCACCAGCTTCAGGTATAGCATTTGCTAAATCAGTCAATGTTTGTGCCGCAGAAGATGTTCCTTTGATTCCCCCAGGATTTATGTTAGCAACTTCCGTAGCATACATTGCAAATGCTGCTCCAAATGGTATAAGAGATAATCCAAAATCAGCGAGATCCTTTGCCCCGGCTAATAGCTGCGCTAATCCTCCAGATCTTGGTATGGCTTTTGCCAACTCGACTAGTGTTTTGGCCGCTACAGCAGTGCCCTTAACTGTTTCTGGATTGACATTTGCTACTTGATCGCCATATGCTTTCATACCAGCGCCAAGATACAGTAACTGATAAGCAAATTTCTTAATTGGATCTTGGCCAAGGTTAATAAATGTTGAGATAGCATTCACAATCTCAGCTCCAGCTATTTTGACAATGCATCCTGCTAGTACAGACATAGACGATCCTATCTCTGGTTTGACTTTACCCATCGTAGCCAAGAATGGCTGCAGTTTCTTTGCAAAGTCCGATAAGTTAGTAGCTATTTGCGGTAGTCCATCTGTGATTCCCTGGCCAACACCGGATATAATTCCGCCGACTAACTTTCCTAAGCCTTCGCCTAGAAGTTCCATTATCTGAACTCCACCATTCATGAAATCCTGGAATCCAGGTATCTTATTAAGACCTCCTAGTACGGCTATAATTGCTGCGAGTCCAGCAACAAATATAGAGAAACTCTCTAATGCAGATACGGCTCCAGGAAATGGAATGGCTTGCAATATTAGCATAGATGCCGATACAGATAATAGAACCATACTTAATCCGGCTGACGCTGCTAACGATCGCTTCCAATCTAATTGAGCTAACAGCGCAATGACCCCAGTGATTTCCAAAAGAATTGCGCCAGCTAAAAGAACACTAGGCTGTACTTTTTCGACGCCAGAGAATCCTTTTAAACATAATGTAAATACACTTAAAAGCAATGATATTGCTGCTGATCCTGCTATAACTCCAGTTGGATCTAATTGAGCTAACAGCGCTATAACTCCAGCTATCTCTCCAACAACCAAGGCAGCCACTATTACTGACTTCTTAGCGTCGATTGACACATCACCGGCTTTTATCATGGCAGACATACATAATATTATAGAATCTACAGCTGCGGTCGCTCCTGCCATTTTCGATTGATCTAGACCAGATAATACGGCAATAGCTGCAGTCAATATCAATATAGATCCAGCAACCGTTACCATCATCACACCGGCTCTAGCGGCATATTGACCAGCTTTAGCTGAAGCTTTTATTAGAGTACCAATAGGAATCATTAAAGCTATCAGATCGGCTATACATTTTGCAGTCGTCTTAAGGTCGTACCTTTGAAGCTTTTCGAATGCTTTTAATAAAACATGCAGACTAACTGTAAAACTAAGGAGCAGAACACCTGCTTTTGCGGCATTTGGTCCAGCTTTAGCAGATGCTTTAAATAGCAGCATCATTGTTCCGAATACCACTGCAAATTGTTTCCATCCTTTTTTCATGGAACTAAAGTCCATTTTGGAAATTTTAGACATCGCTTTTGCTAATCCATATATAGCCGCTACTGAAGCCAATAATGTAATAGCTCCTCTAGTACCACCTAGAGCATTTGCTTTTCCAACTGCGATCATAAGTACTGATAATGATCCAACGGCTAATACCAATGCCCCAATTGTACTTCCGGCATCATCTATATAATACCCGGATAATTGTTTAAGGGCTTTAACCATAAGTAGCAACGAAGCTGCTAATGCTACAATTTGAAGAGCTCCAGCAGCTGCTAATTTGGAATCAGCGCCCATTGTATATTTAGCTAATGCTCCAGAACATATAGTAATTACTCCAACTAAACCAGTAATTACTCCAATGTTAATAGCCATAGACTTGTTAATGGTCACATTTTGAAGTTTTTCTAATGCTATTGTCATTAGCAGAATGCTTCCAGCAATAGAAATGACCATTGCAGATACACCAGAAAATCCTTTTGCTAACTTTTCTGTAGAAATAGAACCAATTGTATAAGCAAATGCTGCTAATGCTGTGCCTAATATACCTATTAAAACAACAGCTCCTTCTACACGATCCTGAGGTAGCACGGTAAGTAAAGCTATAGACCCAACCAATATAGCGATTGCTTTCGCTATCTTAATAACTATATCAGCTTTGATTGAGTCTTGCCAGGTTTTAAGTGTTAAAGCTCCCTGGTTCATAAGCTTAATAAAACTATTACCAATCGCTGCTGGCAAGGCAAATAAACCACCGAACCTATCGGTAAGCACTGATAATAACTTGGAGAGATTATAAAGGGCCTTTACAGAAACCCCTCCTAACAATATGGTTAAGATGTTAGCTGTATTAACCTTTCCAGATTTATCTTCAACGAAAGAAAATACACCATTAAATGTATCAATCATCGTTTTCTTAAATCCGTCTGCCTGATCGGTCCAACCTTTAAAATATCCTGTTATCTTAGACCTAAGAGAATATAATTTCGAAGTAAAAGAATCTATCGAATCTCCTGCTCCACCAAAACTCTCTTTGGCAACCGCTCCTATTCCAAGGATGGTACTGAGTAAAGCTTTGAAATCTATATGCCCAACTTCTTTACAATGATCGATAAACTCATCAATCAGTTTTCCTGCATTTTCGCCAAAGTCTTTTATATCTGGCCACAGTGTTTTAACTATTAATTCGTCTAACAGTTTTATTACTTCCTGTGTACCTTTCCAATTCCATATCGCTTTTGCGAAATACTCAATGTTTTTGATTGAAAACGCTATTGCCGATGATATCAGATTAACGCCTTTGGCCACTACATCAGATACCTTCGCAAACTTGTCAAATTGAACGATTCCATCACCGAGAACTGCAGTAAGATCAAGTACACTATTTACAGATACTCCCAATAATTTAGAAATAATCTGTAAAGAGATTTTAAGTCCTACGCCAAGAACATTTTTAACAATTTTTATAATTGTAAACAGACCCTTTAAAGTTCGATATAATTTATCGACTTTATCTCTAGACATTATCAGTTTCTTAGTAAAGACTTCGAATGCATCAGTTATACTCTTTATTTCTTTTGCATTCTTTTCTGGGAATATAGCCCTATAAGCAACTCTAAAGGTATCTAATATCCCTACCGCAGATGCCATTACATTAACAAATGAACGCATTAAAGAATTTCGTCCACCCATTTTCTTCCAAGCATCTAGAGTAGCATTCTTAGCGGCAAATGTTTTTACGATGTAGTTACCGATTATATTGTCTAAGAAGCCCCAAAGTTTTTTAGATTCTTCGAAGTTACCAAATATCGTTTCCCATGTATGTTCCCATCCAGAACCGATAGCTTCTTTCCAAGCTGCGAACATCTGCCCAGCATCTTTAAATTCTGAAGCCGCAGCATATGCTTTTTGACCAAGTTCTGTTGTTTCATCGGTATATTTGCTAAGCGTCTGAACAAGAACATCGGTAGTCATCCACTGATACTGAAGGTTATCATTCCAGTTCTTTGTAGCATTAAATGCGTCGGATGTAGCTCCTTTAGCATTCATAGTTGTTGTATAATAGTCCTCGCCCTTTTTGACGACTGTACCTAGAGCAACGGCAGTATCAAGCAAGTTCTGTTTGAAATCCATTGTAGCCATATTCGCAACTTCGATTGATTTCCAGTCGATAAGTTTTACGTATCCAGCCGATAATGCCTGAGCAAAGTTATACATTGCGTGGGACGCCTGTTCTGCATTTGCACCAGAAATTGCTGCTTCGTTTGATACACCTTTGATTGCCGCAACTGCGTCTTTTAACCCAACACCAGCATTCGTAAATTTTCCAATATTTGCGGTCATGTCTGAGAACGAATAAATAGTTCTATCCGAGTACGTATTAAGTTCGTCAAGATACTTATTTACCGTAGACAAACTTTCTCCAGTGGACATAATAATTGTCTGAATAGAGTTCATCTTTAATTTATATTCGTTCCAACCATCGGACATACCATCAAAAGCTAAAGCCGATACTATTTTTTTGCCTGCGTCAACAGCTGCATTTGTAAGTCGATTCAACACACTCATAACTACGGTATCCATAGCTGAGAATTTGACTTGAACTGCTTCTACCGCTCTACCCATTCCGTCCATGTTGAACTTTTTAGTCTCATTTTGAAATTTAGCAAGACTCTTTCCAGACTCACTAAAGTCGATGCTTTTCTTAAGAGCTTCTATAGATTTTTGACTTTGACGAATTTTTTTCTCGAATTGTCCATTCTCAAATTGCATTCGAACAACGTCGTCTTCAACAACTTTACCCATTATCCAGTGACCTCCTTCCAAGCATCTTGAGCTAGCCTATCAAATACCGGTTTTAAAGCCGGGTTAATATAGTCAACCCCCTGAACATATCCACCATTTCTAGTTCCATGTCCATATTGTAGAATAATAGCTATATTCACATGGTTCACTACATTAGAATTTTTAAACACTAAACTTATAGATCCGTTATCGCGCACTATTTCATAATACCACGATGCAGCTGTTACTCCTGTTGATACCGGAGTTGCAGCCTTGAGGGCGGCTACGCCTTCACGTCCGTACTTATTTAATATACCGACGTTAACGCCTTCCAAAAGCTTTTCGAAATAATTATCGAGCTTTTTAAAATTGCCCTCAAGTTTGCATCTGATCATGTCATTCTCCTTTATTACACTAATTCAGAAATTTCTACAAATCCTGTATACTTCTTTCCCTTAATAGTTACTACGCACAGTAACCATACCGACTTTTTGTACTTGTTGAAATATCCGTAGCACTCAACCTTTCTTCCAGCAGGAATCTCAACCATTAGCTTTTTGTTCCATCCGGCATCAATACGCATAGGTGTTTTATTAGAAGTTTTATAAGCCTTCTTATAAGAATCACTAACATAAACTGCCGAACATGTAGTAGTAGCCAGACCACATGGAGTGTTGATTACTGCATTTACTTCTTTTGTAACCGCTGTAACATTGTAATGCTTTGATTTAAGATTCGATTTGTAATCTTCTCCCCATTGACCAGCAATCACTTCTCTTGCTACTGTTTTAATATCTTTACCAACATGGCGATGAGTGCTAGTGCTAATCTTTGGCTGATCCACATCGTATTTCGGTGTGATAAATCCTCTTATGAATTTGCCATTGATACTGACCGTTCTCTTCTTAACAGAATCTTTATAATTACCTTCTGTTACGACAAAGTAGCCTTCATTCCTGTTAACATAGGTAACCATTCCCACATGCTTTGGTGTTCCTTTGTTGTCGCCAACTCCATTATCCTTCCAATCGTAAAGACACGCATCTCCAATTTTAGGGATGTAACCATCATTCTCTTTCCAGCAACCCATTTTCTGTGCCCTTTTAATAAGATAATAACAGCTGCACTCAACTGGCATGATATCAGTATATCCAAGGGCAATTGCTACTGCAGACCAAGTTGTAGCGCACCACGCCATTCCAGGCTTCATAGTAACACCTCTTGGTTTCGTTTTCTGTTTGTTGTAAATATCAAGAATGGATTTATAAGATCCATCTTTTTCGTTTTTGCCAACCCAAGAATTAATAAGGTTAACAGCCGCTTTTCGTGTTCTGGCCATATTATCACCCCTTTGTATGTAATTCTTTTTTTCTTCGTTCATTTTCTTTCTTTTGCCATCTACGGATTTCTTCATTGGTCATTTTCTTAGGAGGATTTGTTTTTACCGCGTACAACTCTATGAGCATAAAAACGCGTCTAATATTCCATTTCTCACAGGGATCAAATGGTATTCTAGCCATAGCTAAGTAAGCATATATTAGCTCGCTTGTTAATGTCTCCGGTTTCCCTTTATCGTCATCACCAATTGTAAAAACCCTAGATGCTGTAGCTGGGTCATCGATATAGTCAATTATTTTTTTAAGTAAACTATCATCAAGTCGCTTAAAAAACTCAACCTTATCAAAAGACCCAACTATCATACAGTACATATAATCAAGAAACTCTTCGTCGGTTAGAGTTCCCTCATCCATAGATTTCAATAATGGTTTATGCCATACTTGCTCCCATTTTGAAATTGCTATTAGGGAATGCTCGAGCTTAATCTTAGTAGGTTTTACAACCTTCCCAAAAGTTTGAGTTTCTTGATCAAACGGCTCATATCCAGGAAGAATTAATTCGAGCATTATTATCTCCTTAGTTTGCTTCTTTCACAGCGTCATCTGTAGCTGCTACAGATCCTGCTACTTCTGCCATTGCTGCTGAAATCGCCTTTCTCTGAGCATCGCTTAATGTAGCATCGTCATAGACTCCAGATTCTGCTGCTTTCTTGATCTTGTCATTTACTTCGTCAGGCATGATATTAAGCAGAAACTCGGAAGCTTTTGCTTCATCCATACAAATTTCCATAAAGAACTTGTCATATGCTGCAGTAGCCTTGAACTCTGCCAGTGCTTCAGGAGTCTTTGTAAATGTACGGCCGTCAAGAGATTTGATGCCGTAAGATGCATCAATAATCTTCTCAAAAATATTCATGATATCCGGCTGAGACTGTTTCTGCACCATAAGGCTCATATATGATGTTAAGCCCCCGTTAAGGCTTGTTTCCAATTTTAAAATTTCACTCTGAGTAAGATTGAAGTAGAAATCTTCAGATCTCTCATTTCCGTCAAAGTCCTTGTAATTGATAGTTTTGATAAACATAATTTAGTCTCCTTTCATTCTTAAAAATCCCAGTCTGCATATTTCAGCAGACTAGGAAAAACTTTATTCTGTTTTAAGTGTTACACCTGTAAGTAAGTATTCTTTTGTTTCTGTCGCGCCTTTGTTAGTTGCTTTAATCAAGATGGACTGCTTATTAGTGTCCTTGATCTTAAGAACTGCCTGATGATCAGACTGGAGAAGTTTATGTGGGCCAGATGTTCCATTTTTAACTTCAACCGTTAATGATTCAGGGAAACCACTCTTTGGAGCAATGTCAAGAGCGATGTAATTACCACTCTGTTCGTCGACTTTACTGCTGAATCCAGTATAGCCCGTCACATAGTTAAGAGTACCAGAAATTACTCCAGTACTCTCATTCACCTTGATATTTGACTGAAGGTCAGCTGCCTTCTTGCCAAACAGGTCGTCTTCTCCTATAATAGGAGTTGCAGAGACGTCCAGTGACGGGTCAGTTATTTTAAAAGTTTAATGATCTCATCTGGAAGAAGCAATTTAGCTTCTGTATCTTCTGTTCCATACAAAGCATCCTCGATCTTCTTCATCTTGGTAGCTTCGACCTTTGTAGAATCGATCTCGAGGTGCGCTGTTGGCTTAAAGCCATCAACTGTAACTGGTGTTGTTGAAAGCTCCCAGCTGAATGAAATTGCCTCTGGAGAATCGTTTACTGACTGGAAGCCTTTCTCTGATGGAGAAGCCTTAGCTCCGTAAATGATGTGAATCTTGTAACCATAATCATTGCTCTTGACATCGTTGCCAATCAACGTGCGATAAGAGAAACCAAATGTATCTCTATTCTGCTGACCAATAGTAACTCCTTTGCTAATCTCAGCTGTTCCATTGCATCTTTCGAATGCTTCTGGATAAGTGTAAGCTTCAATTGTAGCTCCAAACTCCTCTGCTGACATAAGGCTAAGATACTTCATGTTATCAGCATATACAGCAGATGCTTCTGCTCCGGATGGAGATTCTGTAACTGCAGTGAGGCCGTTCCATGCAGAACCAGCGGCATATTCACCATCAACAACTGGATAAATAACGCCATGATCCACACCGGTCTCGTACTTACGTTCTCCGGTTTTGTCCCATGTTAATTTAGACATGTTTTTCCTCCTTTAAAATATAATTACAAAGACCGAATGATACAGTCCATCTGATAAGTAAGATCTGTTAAATCTTGCAGTGGGTATTTCCACTATCTTATCGACTAATGTGTTATCCGGGTCTTTAGTTACCACTTCTACTGAGTATTCTTTATCAATACTATAATTCTTGTTATCTGCTGATCGAATATTGTAATCATCGACAGAGTATATTACTGCCGGATATTTGATGTTCTTTATAACTTTTTGCCCAGCACCGGATACATTGGAAGGTGGCTGGAAATATACATTGGCGCCCTTCCCAACAATATCTTTTAAATATCTATCGAAATCAAGTCTTGTCCTCATTCCACAGCTCTCCCAATGTTATAATAAGTCTAGGGGACTGTGAAGCATCAACTTCTGTTGCCTTCCACTTAGCCCCCATAAACTCAACCCATCGCATATCAACGAAATGATCGCGTATATAGGCATCACCAATAACACTTATCTGATTAGAGATTGAAATGTTACTATTGATCTGCTGCGAATCCTGAAGACGTCTCGTATTACGAAGAATATCTCCTCGATAGATACGTTCCGTTATTTGCTCAGCCCAAACTGATTGAGCTACTTCTACTTGCTCAGCAAAGCCGATCTTGCCGTACCATCTATTCACGATCATTTCCTCCTATTTTGATTAGTTGCCGCCCTGACCAGCGGCCTTACTAAGGTCTGCCGTTGCAATCTTTGTCTCGATAGCAATAGCTGATAATGGTTTGATCAGTGCTCCAGAGATACGTGTCTCGATAAGGTACTTCTGAGCGTTGTAGTCAATGTCGAAATCGTCGAACATATTGATAGCGCCGCCCTTGTCCGCACCAATGTTGTAGTCCTGCAGGTTTACAATGATACCCTGAAGAGCCAGTGTGTCAGTCTTGTCTACACGTGTGAGACCTTCCATAACCGGAACAGAAACAATCTTGAATACACGGCATGCTGTAGCCAGCTTCTCAATGTTGTCGTAGATGATACGTCCGTTCTTATCCTTCAGCAGTAAGCACTCTGTAATGATTGACTCTGGAGCGAACAGTTTTGGATTACCCGAACCCTTGTACTCGATACGTGCTCTTACGCAGGCCTCGATAAATGCTGTAGCCTTCTCAGCTGCGGTTGTTTCTTTCGTGATTGCAATAGGATACTTGATGGTGTAGAGATCAGCATCTTTCCAGATAGGACGAATGTTGTCCTCTTTGATGTGATCATCACTGGATGTAAGACGTCCATCACCAACCAGGACTGCTCTTGCAATTTCCTCGTTCAGCATCATTCTCATTTCTGCTTTCAGCCAAACGATTACATCGAAATCTGTAATATCGATAACGTCATCACGGTCAATCTTCTGCTTCTTGTAGATTGTCTGAGGAGTGGTTGTTCTCTTCAGTAATGAGAATACTTCCTCCTTCTTGAGCTTACCTTTGATATAACCTCTTGCCCGGGCTTCATCCTCTCTCAGGTCTGCGAACGTAGACTTGATTCTTGAGAATGGTGTGTGGTGTACTCCGTTCATTACTTCGGTTACCCAACCCTGATCTCTTGCAATGAAATCTGGCGGTGTGTTTAAATTTTTGGCATCCGGGAACAGGTACTCAATATTTGTAATACCATGAGCAAGGAATGATTCTTTCATAGAACCATATCTCTTACCGTCCTCGATAATCTCCTGCATTTCACTGTGTGACAGAACGTCTCTGTTGTCTGTATTGTTGCCTTCGAATAAGTTATGTGCGATTGCACCCATGTCGTCATCCTCCTCTTCATATTCTTCGGAATCGTCATCCTCTTCGTCAGGATCTTCGATGTCGACGTCCTCGTCATCCTCTTCGTCAGGATCTTCGACGTCCTCGTCATCCTCGTCTTCATACTCTTCGTCCTCGTAATCATCGTTTTCGAGAGCGCTAGGGTCTTCCGCTAATGCGCTTCCTACAGCTGCGTAGAAAGCATCTTGCTGTTCTGGTGTCATCGTATCGACGACATCCTGAATACTCTTGTTAGCCACTTCGTCTTCTCCTTCCTCATTAGAGTGCATAAGTTCAAGATACTCTCCTGAGTAAATATACGCCTCATAATCATCATTGTCGATTGTATCACCATGCGCTAAGGCAACATCTTCAATATATGCGCCTGGATTTGCTCCTGCAAGAACAAGACTAAGTTCCTTGATCTCGCCGTGCTGGACATACGGCCCACGCTGCTGAAGATGATTTGCCCAAATACTAAGCGAATCCATATCGCCGTGCTGGACAGCGTCCTTCGCAATTTGGCCATTATCAGACTCGTTGAAATATCCATATGCGTAAACACCATCTTTTTTGCATTCCATATAAGCATGCCCAAGCACACTGTCAATGCTGCTGTGATCGTGGTTATACACTAACGGAACTTTAGCACCGTCGATATCATCGAAAGCACCATGCTGAATAATCCTTCCATCAGCGCAAAGAATACCAAACTTTGTAGCCCAGCCCTTAAAGTCGCAATCAGCATACTTTGAGCGTTTAGCTCCCATTTTGAATTCCTCCTTTACTTATTGTTCTTCTGTTTCCTCGTCAGCAGAATCTGTATTATACATCTGATCCAATTCAGCATTAGACGCTGAAATATTGTTGTTCGTCAACATGTCTGCCTTCGGATCATCTACTGGCCTTAAACCAATTACTTGACGGAACTCATTGGATGTCATGATACAGTTTCTTGTGAACTTGTCAGCAAGCTCTGCAAGATTTGTAGTAGATACCAGTTTGAATGGGTCCCTGAAATATTTAATGGCGTGTCCTTGTGTGCGTGCTGTCTTTGTTAAGAACTTTCTGTTCATTTCATCAACGACCGCAGCGAGTATCGGTTCGATTATACGATTGTAATAATTGTTCATCGTATTCTCGTCTGCTGTACCATTAAGAATCTCCATTGTCATTCCTAACTGAGAGAATAACAAATTCGTGAAGTACTCAACCTGTTTAAGCAGATTGTTTTCAATCGAACGATTAAGCTGAGTGACATGCTCGGTTGAGTCTATGTAAGCGACTCCATATTCAGAGCTTGCCAATTGTTCAGTAAGTTCTTTACGACGTTCTCTAGCCTGAGCTTTTCTTGCTTCAGACTTAATCGTGTATGGCAACTGAATAATCAAATCAAGTTTATCAGACCCGCTTCTATCGTCTATGAAATCGAGAATCGACAGTTTCCGTTTAAGTCGATGAGCTGTCGAATTCTGTTCATTCATGATTGCATAAAATGGATTCTCAACTATCGCTACTGTTTTCTTTGGTAGATCGAGTTCATCGAATTGTCCAGTATGATCATTGTATATTCGCACTCTGACAGCGCGAGGATACCAATTGATTATCTTAGCTGTACGCATCGATTGAATATCATAAACGTTTCCATGTACAGGGTCCATAGTCGTATCGACAGGAACTATAGCCACACATCCTTCGTCAAGAAGTTTCAGTACAATATCCTGTTTAAATGCACGAGATGTCTGATCGATATTAGCTTCTGTTGTAAGACAATAGTTAAGCCCATCTTCCACATTATCCGTAAACCTTTTATTATCATCCAACATAACATGCTCTATATCGACTGCAGCAACGTCTGTTGACATCTTATTGTATATCGTTGTAATAATTGATCGTTCGTTTCCCATCGTCAGTCTAGGACGAGATGGGTTATCATAGCTAACTGCACCAAGACCAGTTCCATACGAATATGGTGTCGGATCTTTATTCATAAATGCATTCCAGCTATGCTTTAATCTGTTAATAAAACCCATATGCTATCTCCTTATTTAGTAAGGTAATTCAGATAAGCCTTTCCAGCTCTCTTTGCTCGGTTGAAAGTGTTACGTGCTTTTCTAACTTTCTTCTTTGCTGCTTTGTATGCTTTATTAGCATCTCTAGAAACACTGTTAATTTTCTTCTTTGCTGACTTGTATGCCTTATTGACATCTTTAGAAACGCTGTTGTATTTCTTCTTAGCCGATGAAATGTATGGTCTAGCGTCATTACTCAGCTTCTGACCGGCTCTACTAAGCTTATACTCTGCTTTTGATTTAACTGAGTTTGCCTTGTTACGAACTTCTGCAGAAGTAACCGCACGGTCTCTAGCAGTTGACGTAGCTTTTCTGGCTGTCTTGTAAGCACCAGTCTTCTTAACATCTCTAGCAAGTTTCTGTCCAGCTCGGGTAATCTTATACTCGCCTTTAGAAACTACTGATCTTGCTTTTGCTCTTGCGGCATTTGCTGTAGGTGCCTTGGCTGCCTTACTTACAAGATATTTTGTAGCTGCCATTTTGGCTGCAGCATCCCTAGTAGCTACTTTTGTAGCAAACTTAGCAGCTTTCTTGACTTTCGTCGATGGGGCATTTTGTTTCTTAACATTTTCTCTAATCTGTTTCATCTGTCTGGCCTGTTTCTTTTTAACCATATCAGAATTCTTCTTGGCTACGGTATGAGCATTGACTGCCCTAATACGTTTTTGAAGATCTCTTTCCTTCTGTGCATTTCTAGCACTTACTGCAGATGTTGGTCCCTTATAAGGAACCGATGTTCTAGATTTAGTACGTCTCTTTGCTGATGCAATACGCTGAGCCTTTGCTTTCCTAATCGCTGCGGCATTTACTGGCGATCCGCCAGATTTTACACGAGCATCTTTTGCTGCTAACTGCTTATGCTGCTTTGCTATTGCTTTCTGTCTTGTATTGGCTTTTCGATTCATCGCATCAATCTTTCCAGCTTCGGTATGTGGGTAGATTGTTTTCTTGTACAGATCAGAAACATTTTGATCGACGTCTGCTGCTGCCTTTCTAGCACCCTTTGAAATCTTCTTAACTGCTTTATATGCACCTGTATTTTTAACATCTCTGACAAATGGAGAGTCCTTCTTCTTTACAACAATTCTAGCTGTTGAGCCATAAGATTTCTGCGAAACTTTGGTGCTTGTACCCGGGCTAGTGAAGTAATTTTTGACTTTCTGTTTAGCAGTCTTGTATACATCTTCCGGATAAACGTACTTACCATTTTTGATGTACAGGTATTTGTGCTTTTTCCAGCTATGCTTGAGAACAGTGTTACCATCCTCGTCTGTGGCTTTATAATATACGGAATCGCTCATATTACCATCCTTTCTGTTTCTTTCTAAGTTTTTGAACGTATTGCTTTCCACGTATGGAAGCTAACTCAGTATCCACTGCTTTCTTCTTTTCTGCAGTTTTTGTTGTTCGCCGTTTGATAGATTCGGCTTTCTTGGTATACTTAGCTGCTTTCTTTCCATAACGATTTGCTTTCTTTCTAGCTCGTTCAGCTTTTTGAAGATTACCAGTGTATCCTATATCCGTAAGAGCATGATCGCGCTTAATACGTTTTGCCTCTTCTTTTTCTTTGAACTTAACTCGTTTGGCCATAGTTTCCGAAGCTTTTCGTTCATAATTCGAGATACGAGATTTTGTCTTCGCAGAGTTTTGTTTCTTCATCTGAGAGGCAAGCCGATTGGATTTTGATTCGAGGTGTGACGCTCTTCTTCCGGAATGCTGGTACGGTTCTTTTCCTGATCCATACTTATAACGGCCAGATCTTCTTGGCAAACCGTAATGCTCAAGATGGTCTCCATCTAAGTCTGAATGAACTAGTGATATTGTTCCATCCTCATTCTTTACTTTTACGTACATAGCCATTACTCCTATTCAAATGCGTCTTTGTTTACTTTATAAGCAACCAATGCATTCAGCAATGCTGATACATTATCGATTTTGTCTTCGTAACGTTTCTTGTACAGCTTCCGGTTTCCGTTTGTGTCTTCCAACGTTATACAATGGCCCATACAGAAACTCATCAAAGATTCGTCGAATATCAGCATTCTCATTTCTGACAGTTTCTTAATTTCTCCGAGAGGAACTGTTTCAGTTCTAACACCCTGCGGAACTTTCTCAATACCGAATGACCCATTCTCCTGAGCCCATCTCTCAATAAACTCTTTGGCGTTATAAGGATCGTATCCTAACGAGCAAACATCGTATTGTGAATCTATTATGAATTTGTCTAGATCTTCATATACGTCTTGCACATTAATGATACTTCCTTCCATAACAATAAGAGTACCTTCATCGATAAACTCTTGGTACTTTTGTCTCATTGCTAAGTTCAACTTACTAAGAGTAAGTGTAGTTATGTAACTTCTAACTTTAACGCCAAACATTCCATTTCGTAATGGGAATAAGAATGTAAATGCACAGAAGTCATCACCTTGAGAAAGGTCTGCTCCCATCGAACACTGCATTTTCCAAAAGCTTCTGCGATGATGTGGAAGCGTTTCTTCGTATGAGAAGAAATATGTGTATCCCTCCATAGGAATTCCGAAACGTTTTGCCAGAATATCATTTCTTGTAGCAGGTGCTTTCTCAGCTCGTTCAACATCTTGCTGGATTGTCTCATAGCTGACTGTGATCGGTAGGTTAGGATTAGCCTTAGGCCACATGTCCGGGTCTCCAACTTCATCCACGCTGTCAAGCCTGTAATACCAAATACTAGTGTGCCAGTTCTGGTATTCACCTTTGAGAATATCCATCAGTTCCATTTTGATGGCATCTCCACATCCATTACGGACGGTACCTTCCGAACTTACAGCTAAGATTACATATCCATCTATTTTGGCTGCACCCTGCTCAATAGCACCAATTGGATCTTCTCTCAATTCGCCAGAAAGCCATTCATCGACTGTTGCTACCTTTACTCGTAATCCCTGAAGCTTGTTAATACTCAGGGGTCTTATCTCTAGTAACGAATCTGTAAGAAAGTTCTGTATACCCTTTTTGGTACATGCAAGCTTAACGCGGTTCGCTTTGGAACCGGTAGTATTTTGAATAGAGCCTTCTGTCAAGAATTTGAACATAGGTCCTCTCGATCTTGCTATGGCAGTGCTAATTGCACTTGTAACCTCTTCGGCCTGTTTCATTGTTGGGGCTGTTGTGATCTGATGTGTCGTTGTTGTATCGACTGTCAGAAAATAAGCTTGCACTAAACTCTCGTATAACGATTTTGCATTACTTCGAGAAATAATAAGATACTGTTTGTTGACAAGGCGCTTTTTGACTGATTTCCTTACGAAATGTCCGCCTCGTCCAGAAGCATTTGGTTCGTATACGGTTTTCTCAACGTAATAGAACCAACCAAATAATTGCTCTCCCCAAAGTTTAAACGTATCCAACAGTTCCAAGTCGGACCCGTCGGTCAAGACCATTTCGGATTCACAGAAAGCAATCCAACCTTCTACAGCATTGTCATCATAGTATACACCGGGGTTAGCTATCAGCCAATCAATACGGTTCATCTCCATAGAGATCTCCCTGTTAACAGGGATCTCGCCATCCAGAACTTTATCTCGGAACTCCCCGTAGTACCTAGGCGTTGCCGTATTGCTTAGCATTTACATCACCTACTTCTTTTTCTTTTTCGTGCTCTTTGTTTCAGCTTTAACTGCTTCATTGATCATCTTCTGAGCGGCAGCATTGAGTTTACCCTTGATATAAACTTTTCCTTGTTCTTTCACAACTTCTGTAACTGCAGGAACAATAATATCTTTCATAGCTTTATCAACTAACTTCTTTGGCAACGGCTGCTTTTGTGGATGATTTTTAAGATATGTAGCTTCCATACTATCTCTAGTATTTATTCGTCTAAGCTCTTCATCGGATAAAGTTTTTACATATGCTTTTTCATTTCTGTATTTGTTTTTTTGTTTCTTTTTCTCAAGCTGGACTGCTTTAGTTCTTTCTCTTCGTTTATAATTTTGTTTTTCAGCCCCACTCTTTTTAGAAAAGCTTTTTATAAACTTCTCACCAGCTTTAGCCGATGATCCAAGACTTTGATACGGATCTTTCCCAGATCCCCATTTGTATCTTCCGGATCGTCTTGGCAATCCGTAGTGTTCCAGATGATCATTTAAGAGTTCTTGATTATCGACTAAGAAATCTCGAACGTCATCCGCTGAGTAATTAGCCATCGTCGCTCTTTCCTTTCTCGTCATCTTCTGAAATAGGATAGTAAAGCATGTACAATCTCCATTCCATTTCCCTAAGTTGCTCTTTCAAACTGTCCATTAACGAACCACTTGTCGGCGGATCAAATAACAGACGAGTTTTAATATACACGTAATCTTTTATCAAACTTAACTTTTGGGTATCCTCTTCAAATTCGCTCCAGGCATTGTCTACCCCTGTAATTCTGTATCCTTCTTTTGGTCCAACTCCCAAATGAGTAAGGGTTGCAAATGCTGAATTGATGTGAATCGTTAAATCCAAGTCAAACTGCTCGAAGTCATCAGGACATCCAACAAGCTGCTTGATAGTTTTAAGAATGCTCTGTTCCATTGAATTCCTCCTCAATGTTTCCAAGGGCATGTGTCGTTTGGTCTCCTTATAACAGGCCCACTACGAATATTTGTATCGTGTCCGTAGTGTATTGCATTATGCGTTTGATGGGTTGTTGTCACAACGTTGTTCATGTCGAATATCATTGGGTCTCGGTTGAGAACCATCTCTTTGGTAATTGGATTTATGTGATGTATCAACGGTCGGTTCTCTATCTCGTATCCTTCAACACCTAAATCACAACCGCCATCTCGGACAATTACTCTATGCCGAAACTCTCTCCATTCGCTCGATGAATATAATGCCTGATTAACCCATCGATCATAGCCGAATGTCTCGTACCCAACTGAACCTGACAGCATTAAATATTGCAGTCGTTCTTCAAACGTAAGATACTTGATCATTTCCATATACGATCGTGACATAAGACTTGATCTACTCATCTTCGATACCCTGGTATCTACGCATTGCTTCAATTGCTGCAGCATACCTCTCTTCGCTCTTAGCAGAAGCTTCCAACGAATCGATTTTGGCTTTAGTCTGCTTGGTTTCTTCTCTGAGCTTGTCCTGTTCCAGCTGCTCTCTTGAAGAACCGAGTTTTAAGAAATGTGTAATGACCTGTGATGAGGCTGTGCCTTCACGTAACTGCTTTTCAGCAGCATCGAGTGAGAGATTGATCAAGTACTGTTCCCTGTCTTCAGGAGTCATAGGAACCCTTGAACGCTTCTTTGCGGAAGTGGCTGTCGCTGCTCTTCTTCCCATATACTTTCGTCTCCTTTCTAATATCTTTTGCCGAGACGTCGAATACTTTACGTACTCTCTATAAGAGATCTAGGTATGTTTT